TCGCCCGTTATCGCCGTTGCGCATGTTGTCCCCGTTGTCCTTGGGGTTGTCCCTCATTGTCCCCACGTTGTCGCCGGTTGTCCCCAGATTGTCCGGTAAAATCAACTTTTTGAGGTACCCCCCCCCTACCGTTTATTATCCGCCCTATTATTTATATATAAGGTGCATCCTCTATATATATTATCAGGCATATTTTTTATATATATGGGAACCTTATATATATATTAGGACGGATTAAAAGCCTTTAATATGCCCGAATAATAGAACCATAGGGGGGGTGGTCGATTTTTCCGATTTTACCGGACAATCTGGAGACAACGGTTGACAGGGCAACGACAACGGGGGACAACGTGGGGACAATGAGGGACAACGTGGGGATAATCCGCGATAATCCGCGATAATCCGCAATAATCCCCGATAATCTTGCCCAATAATCCCCATAACTGGATTGACAAGGTATGCCCCACTGGGGATAATAGGTACTAGACGGGTAGGGGTAGGTACTGATGCCCGACGGGTTCGCCGAGATAGGCGTGCCCTTGTTCCAACTGGTAAATGCTAAGAACCCCCTTAGAACGAACCAAAAACCAAAAATTCACCTTAAGAACGGAAACTTTATGCCAACTTACATCCACTATGGGCCAGTAGAAACTCCTGAACAGCTCGCAAACTTTCGAGATAGGCTGATAGGGTTTATAGAGACAGCTTGCCCACCAGGTGAGCTTATAGAGCACGGCGTAATGCTCTGCGCAGAACATCTCTTACGGTTCATGCGAGACTGTCAAGAACGGGATAAAACCCAAAGAGAACTTCAACAAGGGCTGCATGCAAGTCAGTTGGAGCTTCAGGAATATGTGCTGGAGGCTAGAGGAAACGCGGCTAAGTACACATGGCTTGCAAAAGCCCTAACCGAATTGCCGGTAGAGGATTCAGCAGAAATACTGCAAACACTGCTGGATAGTGTGAAAAGCCCTAAACGGCTGAGCAGGTTAGCCCTAGACTTGGCGCTGGACATGGCAGTAGCGACTGATAGTGTTAAACTAAGGGGTGGGAGGACTTAGTATGAACAACCGAGAAACTGAAGAACTTAACCCCACCGACACAGAACGACTTGACTGGCTTGAGGGTGATGAGAGCAAGTCTGTAGTAAGGATAGGTAAATACTGGTACACCCGCATAGACTGGGGGATGCCACATATCAGGCGTAAAAACATTCGAGAAGCGATTGACGCAGCAATAGTAAAAGAGAAAACATTTAAACAACTGAAAAAGGGGAAATAATGTCAAAACATCAGTACGCACACATCCTTCATGCCTTAGCTGAAGGTGAAACAATTCAGTGTCTTAATACAGACAAGGGGAACACATGGGAAGATCTGACTTCCGACCAAGTTTTCTCCTGGATTATGCGCAGGAGACCTGTTCAGTATCTCAGACCTAAGCCTAAAGTTGTACGTATCGGTGGCTGTGAGGTGGATGAACCTTACAGAACAGCACCTGAAGTAGGCACTGCCTACTACCGCTTAAACCTTAGATATGCTTACCAAAAAGTTACGACTTGGCATGGGGATGAAGAAGACTTAGAATGTCTGCAAAAAGGTCTAGCTTTTAAGACTAAAGATGATATGGAAAAAGCCAAAGAAGCTATCTTAGACCTTTTAACCACCAAACCCTCAACTAACTAAGGACTACCATGCAAGCCAAATCTCTCTCCACAAACCTTCCAAACCCTGCTTACCCACCGGAAAAACTTACGAACAGCGTTCCAAACACCGAAACGGGTGGAGACTTCCAACCCTGGATTTCCAGCTTCTTTCAAGAGCAAGCACTGCAGATACTAAACAGCATGCTCTCAGGTGTAGACCCTACACTTCGTCAGTTCCTGAAGATACCTAAAATTGTCTTTGAGCACCCGAAGTCCCGACGACCTGCTTGCCAGTTCCTACGCGACATGGCAGACAGATTAGACCCTGAAGGGCCATTAAGTGCAAGAGAATGGGTAAAGTTAAGCGATGTCGCAGAAGAGTTCGTGGAAGTCTGTGACAAGTATGAGATAGGCACCAAAGATGGTGTAGCCTTGCTACAGAAAGCTTTGGAAGAACGTAAACAAACCTTAGGAGACCTCAATGACAAAAAGTAATCCGCCACGAAGGTCAGACAATTCTGCTAACGTCGCACTTCTGCAGGAGGTATGGCGTAAAGCTTATCAGCTCTCATCCCCGCTTGTACTGGACTTTGCCTCGCCTGGTGAAGCTAATTCTATGCGGACTAAGCTCTACAATGCTGTTCGCAATGTGAAGAACTTTCCGGCAGAATACCCAGACCTGGTTGAACCTGTACAGAACATCGAAATTGTACGGGAAGAGCAGAACCCTGGGAGCTTAATCCTGCGAAGGAAAGAGCTTTCACCGCCGATGCTTAAACTTCGGCAGATACTCGCCTCTAAAGGTGTTAAGGTGGAAGACGCTTCCCTACAGGGTACACCCAAGTCCCGAGAGCTTTCCGCAAGTATTGAAAGGCTGATGACCCAGGCGCAGACCACCCCGCCCGAAGAGGTTCCTAAGCCCGAACTTCGGGCACCACAGTCAACTCCACACACTGTAGGGCACAACCCGTTTTTCCGGCGAGAGCAGCAGTAATAATTATTTTTAAGAAAAACACACAGAACATGATAAAAGGGGTTGACACGCTGGACTGAACTTACGATAATAGAACCATGTTGGGGGCATCCTCAACTATCGGGAGCAGATGCCCCAAACTTAACTAACTGGAGAAAATTATGACCGAAGCAGCAGTAAAGAAACAGACAGTAGTAAACACAGTTACTATGTCTGATGGCCGTGTAGTAGACTTTGTAGGCAAGCGTAAGCTCTTAAAAGAGTCGAGCGTCGCAGCCAACGGTGCGATCCAAACCCGCCTTGATTTCGTCAACGGCGAAACCCGCACCTTCACTATCCCAGAAGCCTTGCTCGCTAAGTTCGCCAGCCACGGCGCGGAGCAAAAGCTGGGCGACGAAATCGCAGGCGTTGAAGACATCGACGACGCTGTAATGGCAGTAGATGAATTGATCGACCGCCTGTACAACGGCGAGTGGGGTATTCAGCGCGACAAGTCTGGCTTAGCCGGTGCAAGCATCCTGATGCGTGCTTTGGTCGAGTCCACAGGCAAGTCTGCCGAAGACATCAAACGCTTCTTGTCGGACAAAACTGCAGCCCAGAAAGCTGCGTTGCGGACTAATCCAAAAATCAAGCCTATTGTTGATCGCCTGGAGGCAGAAAAAGCTGCCAAGTCCTCGAAGAAAGCCGATGCAGTCGATACAGACGCATTGTTGGCCAAGTTGGAAGAGTAAAGGGAGAATGTCCAAAGTCTTGTTTGCGCGCTAGACTTTCCCTGGGGTAGGCAACAGTACCCGGACTACTGACGACATACCCCCCAGTTTGGATGGCTCCGGCTGGGGGGTTTTGTTTTATTCGGACGGATTAAAAACTTTTAATATGGACGAATAAAACAACATAACTGCATTGACAACCAGTGGCATTTGTGTATAATGGATGGAGCGGGACAATCCAGTACCCGTTACTTAGGAGCCATAAATGACTGAGATAACAAGCACCACAGGCGCAGATGACGCCGCAGACTTCCTGGACGCCCTACTCCAAGAGAGTGTCCAACAAGCAGAAGACCGTAAAGCCAGCAAAGCCTTACTTGCGAAGGTGAGGCAAGGAAAAGCCTCAGAAGCCGAGAAAGCTGCGGCAGGTCAAGCAGAACTACGGACGGCTTGGAGGGTAGAAGCAGTATGTGAAATGTGGGAACAGAGTGTCTGTGAATGCGGACACTCCCACGCATACTTCACCCAGTACATGGTGGAGCACAAGCCAGTGTATTCCATCATGGGGAACAATTCCCGCTGGGTTCGTACAGAACCCGAGCACCTGCCTGAAGGTATTAAACAAAAAGTAATTTATAACCTGACAGAAGTAAATTACTGCAGCCATTGCTCAGAGCCGCCCCAAGACGCCGAAGTCATAATCTGGGAAAACGGTAGATCACTTTCACAAGAGTTTGGGGAAGAGTGATGAAAGGTTTACTTATACTTTTTATAATCTTAGCGGCTTGGGGCTACGTTATGACAGACGATGCTAAGTCCCTTCACCAAAAACCTAAACCAGCATTGCCTGAGTGTCGGAAAAAAGTCCATTGGGATCAAAGTAAAGGTCCCCCAACGGTAGGGCATACCTGCCACACAGTAACTTAACCAAAAGGAGGAAAAATGCCAAGAGGCCGTGTACCAAGCTCTGTCCGCAGGATAGAGCGAAAAATCCAGCTACCCGAAGCTTTAGACACAGAGCTTCAACTTCTGCTCATGTCAGAAGTTGAGCAGCGTGTGCCCTACGGGTCATTAACTAAGTTAATAGTCCCTCTCTTAGAGAGGTTCTTAGCTGAGTATAAGGAAAACCAGAAAAATGCAGCAAGAGCAGCAGAATAAAGTTCAGGAAAAGCTTGTCAGAGAGCAGGCTTATAAAGCTTCAAAAAAATCTCAAGCAGATGCCAAGCGATTAACCCATAAACTTGACATCTTAACAGGGAAAAACTTTCTCGAAACTTCACGCAATTTTCTTCAACAAGAGCAGGATAAAGTAAAATGAAAAAAGAACCTTTAGGCTGGCGTATACTAGCAAAAGTGTTGGCAAGACCTTCTGTCAGCCGAAGACTTATAAAATTTGCCCAGTCGCGACCATATTTCGACATCTACAAAGACGAAAAACTTTACATGCGTCGTTGGTGGTTAGTACCAAGCTTTGCCCTAGCCCCCCATCCGAAGCATGGCTGGTTGGAGGTAAAACCTTGGTGGCCGTTTCGCTGGCGCATACATCACATCGTCAGCGCAGATTCTGACCCGCACTACCACGATCATCAGAGTGGGTACAGAACTTTTATACTGACAGGGGGGTACTGTGAAGTCAGTCCCAGCAAGATTTCTACCCGTTTTCCTTCCCTTTACTCCAATATGTCTGCGGGTCAGCTACGTACCTTCAGAGCCGGAAGTACAGCGTCTGCCAAAGCTACGGCTTGGCACAGCATTAGCGCAGTCAACCCCCAGACCTACACACTCTTCTGCATGTCAACTAAACAGGTACACGAATGGGGATTTTTGGTGGAAGGTGTAAAGGTTCACTGGAGGACTTACATACAGGCACAAAAAATGGGTAGCACCAAGGAAAATAAAGAGCTACCTCCAGAATATAAAGCAAGGTTAGAAGCTTTAGGTAAGGGGTATAAGCAATGACTGAAAACGAATACATCCTTCGACCAGAAGACATGACCTTTGAAGTAGTTTACGGCAGGGCCAAAAGTGGAGGCTTTGGTCCGACGATACCTGTAGGTGTAAAGGTTTCTCACATACCTTCAGGCATCTCAGTCGAAAAGCGTTCGCACAGAGGCAGTCATGCCAATAAAGGTGCTGCAATACAGGAGCTAGAGCTCTTACTAATCATACGAAGGGCTTTACATCTATGCACTGCCATTCCCCGCCCTAACCCTGCACTTAACCCAGAAAGTTAATATGGACACACTAAGCCTTAAAGCTGTAGCAAAACCTGCAAACCTCAATGCAACTGCACCACCACCACTTAACCCTGAACAAGAGGCTGCCTTAACCGAAGCAATCAATTGGCTTAACGACACGTCACCTACTGCATCACCCTTTTTTGTGTTAAAAGGTTACGCAGGGACAGGTAAGACTTTCACTGTCAAGAGTTTGGTCGATCGGGTCAAGGGTCGATTTGTGTTCTGCGCTCCGACGAACAAGGCTACAAAAGTCTTGCGAGAATCTTTTTCAGGTAGCGGGTATAAACCTGACTGCCGGACAATCTATTCGTTACTGGGCTTACGCCTAGAAGCCAATGGGGAGATTAAGGAGCTCAAAGTAGCTGAGCGCGCCCCGGACGAAGAGCAGCTAGACCTTAGCCTGTTCAAAGCTGTGATAATCGACGAAGCTTCGATGCTACCTCTAATGCTCCTGCGCGACCATATCACAGAAGCCTCTAACACAACCGGAGCCCGCTTCCTGTTCATGGGAGACCCTGCACAGCTTCCACCGGTAGGCGAAGTACGTTCACCTGTTTGGGGATTGACTGACCTCGGCATACCTACCCAGCAGCTCACTCACGTTATGAGGCACGATAATCAGATCCTTAAGCTGGTCACAACCATAAGGGAGAAAGTGGACTTACCTTTACCAAACATTAAGCTAAAGCCTGACAACGACGGTTTAGAGGGTGTGTGGTATAACTCAAAGTCTGAGTGGCTAGTCAAAATTCGTGAGACAGCGGTTTCCGGAGCTTTCCATGAGGGTACTACGAAAGCCATTGCCTGGCGAAATGTAACTGTAGATCAGCTTAACGCTCTTGTACGTTCCGCATATTTCCCAGGAGCTCAACACCCTTGGGTTGATGGAGACAGGGTAATCTTTACTTCCCCCGCCAAAAACCTTGACAACGAAGTTATGGCTACCACAGACGATGAGGGCAGGGCTACCAGAGTGGTGGAATCTTACCACCCTTACTACGGTGACCTAAAAACTTACGACGTAGACATAGAGCTGGATACAGGTAAACTTGTCACCGCAAGGGTACTCCACCCAGCCTCTGCTAAAGACTATGAAGCCCAGCTGCAGGCAAAAGCCGCCGCAGCTAAAGCCAACAGCCGCCTTTGGAAAGAGTTTTGGGAATTTAAAGAAGCCTTCCACGCATTGCGTCACGCATACGCACTTACCGCACATAGAAGCCAAGGTTCAACCTATGAAACGTGTTTTGTAGATACCTCTGACATACTACTAAACCGCAACCGTCAAGAGGCTTTTCGCTGCCTCTACGTTGCATGTTCACGGCCAAAGAAACAGCTACGTTTAGCCTAGTTCTGTGTGTTTAGGTATTGCGTACTGGGAAATGTGTGTTATTATTCGCCCACATTAAAAATTTTTAATCCGGCCAAAAAGGAGTAAGTAATGTCGCCAGAGTCTCAACTACAGCTTGCCGAATTGCGTGCTAAGCAGCAGCGCGGAGAGCAACTCAGCTTTGAGGAGCTGAAAAAGGCTATTACATTGATGCGAGAAGGACGCTTTGCGGCGCAAGTCACGTCAACAAAGTCACGCACGGCGAAAGCCAAAGCAGCACCCGTCAATTCCGACGACCTGCTAAGTCAACTGGGGATATAATAATGCAAGCAGTTTACGACAAATTCGTCCACGTTTATCTGCAGGATGTAGACCACTCAGGAACTCCTGTCTTCGGTGAATTGTGCAGTCGCACGAATTTCGAAGATTCCTGGGAGAAAAATCAATGGGCTGCAAATCTTGGGCCTCTGTTACTGGTAACCAAAATAACTTTACCTTTAGAACATACTGTCCAAGAACTGATAGTATTGAAGTTGGGGGCACTACAAGAAGCGTTAACCGAAGCTCGGGCCAAAGCTGAGAGAGAGCAAAAAGCTATTAAAGACTCGATTACAGCCTTATCCATGATTGGATATGACGGTGGTTCAGTTACCGTACTGGAGGATGTCAGCGATGATAACACCCACTTTTAACCCCTGTATAATTACTGGAGCTTGCCTTATTTTTCAGGGTAAAGAGATTTGCATTCGCGGTGACTTATTCCTTCAGGGCAACCAGTTTATATTCAATGGATGCTTTGGGGGTACAGACGTAGAGCCTGCTTGGGAAGACTTTCATACGACTTTAAGAGATTCTGCCAGGACTTTAATACTTGGCGCAGGTTCTCACTACTTCCAGCGTAGGGCAGTTTTCGTGATCCCCCTTGAAAGTTTGAGCTTCGAAAAGGAAGTTTTCGACTATTTCAAGGACGGTTTAGAAGGTACAAATTACACCTATTCAGCTCACACTAAAAAACTCACCCTTAATTAAGGAATTTACCACCATGACCATTTTTTCCGCAGACCTTCTCGCTACAGTCATTCCACCTTCAGATGACTTTGCCGCCCCCCAAGCTCCTGCAGTCCTCCCTGTAGACAGTCAAGGTCGTCCGACCTTCCCACATACAATCGACAGTACAATCTTAGCCGCCTTCCGCTCCTGCCCACAAAAGATGTTCAGAACCTACATCCAGCATTGGAAACCTTCCAATGAGTCTGTACACCTTGTTGCCGGTGGAGCTTTCGCCAAAGGGCTTGAGGTAGCCCGCCGAGCCTTTTTTGAAGGTATAGCTTCTATCCCCACAGTAAGTTACCCAGCAGAAAAAGACTATAAGCGTACTGTAGTATGGCAAGATTCACCCTGCCCTACACACGACAATGCTTTCGCCACGTCCTGCGGACTTCAGGCTTTGATGGCAAGTTACGGCGACTTTGAGTGCCCCTCCAGCTCAGCCAAAAGCCTGGAACGTACAGCCGGTGCCTTAGAGTTTTACTTCGAGCGCTACCCTCTGGGTGAAGACGGCATGCTGCCCATCAGTTTATCCTCCGGCCAGTCAGGTATCGAGTTTAGCTTTGCCAACCCTTTGGGCATTAACCACCCACTTACAGGCGACCCTCTTCTGTACACTGGACGGGCTGACTTGATCTGCCATTTCGCAGATGCCGTTTGGATCCTGGACGATAAGACAACATCCAGCCTAGGAGCTTCGTGGGCCAATCAGTGGGAGCTTCGCTCGCAGTTCACTGGGTACTGCTGGTCAGCCCGAGAGCAGGGGTTAGACCCAGCCGGCTGCTTAGTTCGTGGTGTATCCATCCTTAAGACTAAGTACGACACGCAGCAGGTTATGACCTACCGTACACCTTTTGAGATTTCGCGTTGGTATGACCAGGTTCATCGCGACCTAGAGCGTATGATACAGTGCTGGAAAGACGGATGGTGGGATTACGCTTTAGACACGGCTTGTACAGAGTACGGCGGTTGCAGTCTGACCAGAATCTGTAAATCTCAGTCCCCAGAAGACTATCTCCCGATGTACTTCCACCAGCGTGTTTGGGATCCCTTGGCCAGGAAAGAGCTGACAGTGGCTGAGTGGGAAGCAGAATGGTCGGGCAAACAGTACGTGGGGTAAGAATATGTTTTTAGAACTTCATTCCACATCTAACGGTGTAAAGCTTACAGTAAATTCTGATGCGATAACTTACTTTGAACCCTCTAGTCTTCAAGGAGGTACTGTAATCTACTTTCATGCAGTCGAAGATCAGTATGTTAGTGTAACAGAGGGTTATGAAGACATCCGAAAGCAGTTAATTTACCCCTTCAAAGCAGTCGGTGAAGAACACGTTACAATGACAGAAAGTTATGGAAACGTCCAAAAACAGTTAATTGATCCCTTTAAAAACCTATGACAAAGCCTAAGTACCACTTTAGTACCTCCAGATACGGCTGGTACCTGTACTATCGCGCAAGACCTGGGCCACAAGCTCAGCACCTTGCGGATTGGTACTATTTACTTCACCTAGCTTTTGACTGTCCATGATACAACACTTTTTTCTTGGGGTTCAGTATGCAGGAAATTCCCCGCGAACATCTTTCGTTGCCAGAGGCTTGGAATACCTTATCGACCCTCCAAGCTTGGTATTCATCTGCACGGGGTGCGGGGAAGTCTATGCACGCACGCCAGTTGTACGTCCGAATGGTACTACAACATCTTGGCGACCTCTCTCTGCTTGTTGCTCAAGGTGTTGTCCCCCACTCTTCTACAAAGAGCCTCCTGGAAGCTTGTACCTTGGGGCACGCTGTGATCCAGACTTCCCAAAGCTATTTCCCCCAGCTGTTGTCCAGTGGGAGTACGACAGGCACACGGAGTGGATGGACAAGTATCTGGTGGGATGAATCAACCCTCTAAGCCAGCCTATCGCCCCTTCGGGGGCTTTCTCGCTGAGGAATGTCCCTCAACTTTTAAAAGGTAATTATGACTAATGCCGAAATACTCTTTACAGACGTATCCTCTGTAGAAGAAGACAGAATCGTTGCGCAAAATATCTGCTCCTTCGCAGAAGACGATTTTGATAACGCTATGTGCGCTGAAGTCCGAAAGGCTTATGACTGCGGCTATGTAGCTAAAAATTACACAGCTAAACCTCTTCCCGAAAATATCGAAGTCTTTACAATACCTTCCACCAAGCAGGTTATAACCGAAATTTATAACAGCGTGTGGCTTAAGGCTTACCAGAAAGGTTTAGAGCAGCGGGAGCTGGATGACGAAGATTGTGTAGATGACGACGATGAGGAAGTGTACGATGATACTGACGACGATGTAGATACCCTACAGGAAGACCCTGTAAAAGAGGGTACAGATGCAGAGTATGATGATACCTGCGACCGTATAGAGTATGATAAGTAAATTAACGCTAACCCAACCTTAAAGATCTAAAATGTCTCAAAATAACCTTACACTTCCCACCACTGATGCCCTCCGTAGCCGCAAGCAAGCCGGCGTTAACGTAGCCCTTATGGGGCCAGCCGGTACGGGTAAAACTCATGCTATTGGCACCTTAGTTGACACTGGTGTTGAAGTTTTTTATCTCAGCCTAGAATCAGGTCTTGAAGCTCTTTTAGGCTACTACGCTGACCACGGTAAACCTATTCCCCCAAACCTCCATTGGCATCAGTTTAAAACCCAAGTTGAAGGTTTCTCTTCAATGCTTGACGCTGCAAAGAAAATTAACATTATGTCGCTGGACAGCCTAGCTAAGATGGCCGACCCGCAGAAATCCAAGTATGATCAGTTCGTCAAGTTCCTGGAAACTCTCTCAAATTTCCCTGACGACCGAACCGGCAAAAAGTTTGGTTCTGTAGATTCCTGGGGGTCAGATCGCGCCTTAGTCATCGACGGGCTTACTGGCCTAGGTAACATTGCTATGGCTTTAGTCATCGGCGGCAAGCCTGTCAGAAACCAGTCAGACTGGGGTATTGCCCAGGGTCAAGTTGAAACTGTCCTGCGCCAGCTCTGTGATGGTTGCAACTGCCATTTTGTCCTCCTTGCCCACGTAGATCGTGAAGTTGACCCAGTCTTGGGTGGCACTAAGATCATGATGTCTAGCTTAGGTAAAGCCCTTGCTCCTAAACTACCTTCAATGTTCAGTGATATAATCTTGGCAGTACGTTCCGGCACAACTTGGACGTGGGATACCAACTCTAGTTTAGCTGATGTTAAGTCCCGTAACCTGCCCTTAAAGGCTGACAATAAGCCTGACTTCGCCCCCATCATCTCTAAGTGGAAATCACGTATAGCTGCATCAGAGGTGGAGGTAGAGGTTAAAACTGTTTAAAAAATGATTGACCGCTGCAAATATGTAGCTAAAATTGAATTTTACCGCGTGCTGTTAGTGGCCACTGCTAACCACATTAAACCTTCAGTGGCGTTACTAAACTTTTTAAGGAAAATACCATGTCCGCATTTGATCCAGATAGCTTCTTAGCCCAAACAGTAGAACAAGCTAACGATACTAAGGTCATCCCATGCCCTGCGGGTGAGTTTACCGGCTACATCAAAGACCTGAAAGTCTCTACAGGTCAAAAAGACGGGAACACCTGGGCAGCCCTCAACCCTGTGTGGGTGATCGACAATGAGGAAGTTCGCAAGCTCTTAGACCGAGACGAAGTGACAGTTAAGCAGTCCGTTTTCTTAGACTTAACCGAACACGGCACCCTTGACATGGGCAAAGGTAAAAACGTCGGCCTAGGCCGCCTGCGTGAAGCTCTCGACTTAAACCAACCTGGTCAGCCCTTCTCTTTCACTATGCTCACAGGCCGTCCAGCGAAGTTAACCGTATCTCACCGCGTTCAAGGTGAGGACATCTACGCTGACATCAAGATGGTAGCTAAGCTCTAAGTTTTCAGCCCGTCCTTCGGCTGTTTTGCCTCACACAGTCACTGGTTTGGTTGTGTGAGGCTTTTTTAATTATTCGGGCGAATTAGTTAGCGGTCATTGGGCGGGTTTTTTATTGCGGCCATCCTACCCTATGCCCGCGCATATAACGCCCCGTTTATCGGCCGTTAAACGCCCCCACGCCACCATCAACCCCACGAAAAACCATCATGCAAAATTTAATACCTATTCAATCAATACTGATCAAAAACAATCGGCAGCGTCAGACTTTCGACGCTCAGAAAGAGCAGGACTTATTGTCCAGTATAGAAACCAACGGCCTACTGCACGCCGTAGTTGTACGTGAGGAAGGTGGGCAGTTCATCCTGGTTGCAGGTGAAACCCGTATCCGTGCCATGAAAGACATCTGGGCTTTGGGCGGGAGCTTTACTTACAATGGGGAACTTGTACCGCAGGCTATGGTACCTGCAACAAGTTTAGGTGAGGTCACAGAGCTTGAGGCCGAAGAAGCTGAGCTCGACGAAAACCTGAAACGTGCAGACCTAACCTGGCAGGAGCGTGTGGATGCTGAAGCTCGACTACACAAGCTACGGGTCAAGCAGTCTACCGAAGCTATCAAAATCTCAGAAGCTAAAGTTCAGCTCGCACAAGCTGAAGGCGGTGCAGATGGTTTTGTTGACGCTATGAGAGCTTTAATTCCTAAACCCCATACCGTCGCTGACACGGCCCAGGAACTTTACGGCAGAAATGACGGTGGCTATCAAGCCCAAGCCCGTAAGTCTATTTTGCTTGCCGACCATCTGGACAATCCAGCCATAGCTAAAGCTAAGACTGCTGATGAAGCACTTAAAATTTTAAAAAAGCAGGAGGAACGTGAGAAGCATTCTCAGATGGCTATTGCAGTGGGTAAAACCTTCACAGTCGATGCGCACACTTTACTCAACGCTTCATGTTTGGAGGCTATGACCAGACCTGAGCTTCAAAACAAGTTTGATGTAATCTTAACCGACCCGCCTTACGGCATGGGTGCCGACAGTTTCGGTGACGGTGGCGGTAAGCTGGTTAATTCAGAGCACCACTATGACGACAGTTACGAGTCTTGGCAGTCTCTGATAAAAGCTTGGGCTCCACTTACAATGACCGTCACAAAACCTGAAGCCCACCTATATGCATTTTGCGACTTTGACCGTTTCCATGAGCTTAAAGCAGTACTGGAATCGGTTGGCTGGGATGTCTTTAGAACACCTTTTATTATCCATAAGATTAACTCTGGCAGAGTCCCTCGCCCAGAGCATGGGCCACGCCGTCAGTACGAATTGTGTCTATATGCAATCAAGGGTAACAAACCTATTACCCAAATCTTACCCGATGTTATAGGCTCCCAGGCAGACCCAAACATGACACACGGAGCGCAGAAACCTGTAGCTGTCTATCAGAACTTACTCCAGCGCTCAGTCCGCCCAGGCGATCAGGTCTTAGACTGCTTTGCTGGTTCTGGAACTCTTTTACCTGCTGCCCATACACTACAGTGCAGTGCCACCCTTATCGAACGTGAGAAGGAGTATTTTGGGATGTGCTTACGACGTGTGGAAGACGTCAAAGCTTTAGACAACAACATAGTTTTACCTTAACTTTCAAAGGACGCACAGTGAGCCAACAGCAACTTGCAAACATAAAAGCAGCTCTTTCCGCTATACGGCCTACAGGCCCTTGCCCTGCAAAGGTCATGATCGTTACAGAAGGTGTAGGGGTGGAGGATGAGAGAAAAGGCTTGCCGCTCGCAGGGCAGGCTGGGGATGAGCTTGGACGCATGCTGGTAGAAGCGGGACTTAACAGGAGCACCTGTTTCGTAACTACAGTTATCCGTGTACGCCCACCTTCAGGCACGCCGGAGGAAGCCTTCTTTGCCAAGACAAAACGGGAAATATCTCCATCCCACACCCAGCTACGTCACAAGATGGTTTTACGTCCTGTAGTAGACGGACTAGACATGCTTAAACGTGAAATAGAGCTTTGTCAGCCTAACGTGATCATAGCTCTTGGTAACATAGCTCTCTGGGCTCTGACAGGTCATTGGGGTATCACGTCCTGGCGCGGCAGTATGCTGCAATGCGACCTTGCCCTTAACCTTGACTATAAGCCCAAAGTCCTTCCGACCTACAATCCAGCAATAGTACTGAAAAAGTGGGAATGGCGTCCAATAGCAGTCAGGGATTTAAAACGCGCGGCTGATATGGCGCAGACTAGAGAACTTATTCGGCCAGATTATAAATTTTTAATCCGTCCGAGTTATTCGACAGCTAAAGGCACACTGGAAAAACTGTTACGTTTGGCAGAGGTTTCGGAAGGTAAGCTCAAATTAGCTGACGATATTGAAACCAGGGCTGGACATATAGCTTGTATAGGTATCGCCTGGTCAAAGCTCGAAGCAGTTTGCATCCCCCTAATGTGCATTGAACGTCTTGCAGGCTATTGGCCAGAGGAGCAGGAAGCTGAGTTGATGTACTTACTTTACAAACTCTACACGCATAAGAATGTAGAGATAGTAGGGCAAAACCACTTATATGACGATCAGTACTTCCATCGTCATCTGTGTTTTAAGCCTAATCTAGCGCGTGACATCATGCTTGCTCAGCATACAATGTTTTCAAATTTGCCCAAATCTTTAGATTTTCAGGCATCTATGTACCTCCCTTTTTACGAGTATTGGAAGGATGAAGGCAAAGAGTGGAATACCAATATACCAGAGGATGAGTATTGGAGCTACAACTGCAAGGATGCTGTAATTACATTTGAGCTGGACACTATACATAAAACCCTCATAGAAAAGATGAGGCTGACAGAGGTGCATGATTTCCAGCAGAAACTCTATCACCCAGTACTTAAGACAATGAACAAGGGTATACGTATAGACCATGCAAAACGTCAGGTTTTCCATAACCAACTTGTCAGGGAAGTTGCAGAGCGTGAAGAGTGGATTGAAAACCTTTTGGGAAGGAAACTTAACCTCCGCTCACCACTCCAGCTTCAGCAGCTTTTTTACCATGAACTCGGGTTTAAGCCAATTCTCAATCGTAAGACTAAAACCCTTACAACAGACGAAGAGGCTATGCGTAAATTGATGGTAAGGGAGCCGTTGGTTCGACCCTTACTACGTAAAATACTTGAAATTCGTTCAATCGGCGTTTTCCTCTCAACCTTTGTCAGTGCACCGCTTGACATTGATGGCAGGATGCGGTGTAGTTACAACATTGCTGGTACAGATACCTACCGATTTGCAAGCCGGGCAAATGCTTTCGGTTCAGGTACTAACCTTCAGAACATACCTTCAGGTGGGGATAAGGGCGAAGACTTTGACTTAATCCTCCCTAACGTCAGGAGCCTGTTTGTACCTGACCCAGGTATGGAGTTTTTCGACATTGACTTAGGCTCAGCTGACCTGCGTATTGTCGTTTGGGAAAGCGGGGAAGATGAGCTTAAAGCTATGTTAGCGCAGGGGCTTGACCCCTATACTGAAATTGCTAAGGAATTTTACCATGATCAGACTATTACAAAGAAAGACCCCAGACGTCAGACTTTTAAGTCTTTCGCCCACGGAACACACTACCTGGGCACACCGGAAGGACTTGCCGAACGCCTCGGTTTACAGGTCAAGGCGGCTCAAGAGACTCAAGCTTGGTACTTCCGTCGTTTTCCTAAAATCAAGAAGTGGCAAGATGAGAAAATTCGAGATGGCGTCGCCAAGCGTAGAATGGTGCAGAACATATTCGGTTACAGGATGCACTTCTTTGACCGTATTGAAGGGACTGTACTCAACCAAGCTGCTGCCTGGATTCCGCAGTCAACTGTTGGTTGCCTCATCAACCGTGCTTATGTTGCTATCGACGAGAGAGAACCTGAAGTCGACCTTCTCCTTCAGGTTCACGACTCCCTGGCAGGTCAATACCCGATTGCCAAGCGAGATGAGGTTTTACCGCGTATCCTTTCCCATGCAGCTATCCCACTCCCTTATGACGACCCACTGATTATTCCAGTCGGCGTTAAAACTTCTACAATCTCTTGGGGGGACTGCCAATGACAAGGCATTACGACGATTGGATTAAAGCCTATCTTAAATATGCGGAAGCTACCGAAGCTCCGCCGCATATGCACTTCTGGTCAGCGGTTTCGGCTGTTGCTGGGGCGCTCAGAAGGCGTGTGTGGATAGACCAGGCTTACTTTAAGTGGTACCCAAACTTCTACATTGTGATGGTAGCCCCTCCTGGGATAGTGTCTAAATCCACTACAGTAGGCATTGCTATGGACTTGCTTCGTAAAGTTCCTGGAGTACATTTTGGGCCGGATGTAGTAACCTGGCAAAGTCTAGTTGAGAAGTTTGCTTCGATAACAGAAGGTTTTGAGTACAAGGGCGAAGTCTACCCTATGTCAGCTATGACCCTGGAATCTTCAGAGTTTGGCAACTTACTCGATCCACAAGATAAGGGTATGGTTGACTTAATGGTTGCCCTTTGGGATGGTAAGCAGGGTGGATTTGAGAAGACTACTAAAAACAGCGGTAACGATGTAGTGGAAAACCCCTGGATTAACTTGATTGCTTGTACCACCCCGTCTTGGATAAACGGCAATTTTCCAGAGTATATGATAGGCGGCGGGTTTACTTCCAGGACTATATTCGTCTACGCTGACCGTAAGGCTAAGTATATAGCTTATCCGGGACTGGAAGTCTCTAAAGATATGAGAGAACAGCAAGAAAAGTTAATAGCAGACCTGTCGCAGATATCCACCATAGTCGGTGAGTATAAGCTAACATCGGAAGCGGTAAGGTGGGGGAAAGAGTGGTATTCTAACCATTACTCACAGAGACCCTCAAACCTAGACTTAGACCACTTTGGAGGATATATCGCTAGAAAGCAGGTGCAAATGCATAAGTTAGCGATGGTGTTGGCAGCAGCCAGCTCTGATGAGTTGGTGATAAGTGCAGAACATTTGCAGGTGGCAGACTATATGATAACGGACTTAGAGCCTGACCTTAAGTTCGTGTTCCAGCGTATAGGCCAGCCCGACACTACAGCTCATATAGAGAAGTTTGTAGAGTTTGTACACAACCATGCAGAAGGTGTGGACTATGCTGCTGCTTATCAGCATGTCCATGCTTTGTTCCCATCTCTGAGAGAGTTTGAGGATATGGTTGCGGGCTGCATTAAAGCTGGTTACGTAAACCTTAAGCACCAAAATGGTACAGCCACAGTGACACCCGGGAAAGCTTCAGTAGCAAAATCTATTGTAAGAGAGCATAGCGTGGGAAGCTACGGCCACCAGACGAGTAGGTAAGGACTTATTCAGGAACCCGCGCATCAAGCATCAATTTGACATCAGAGGCGTGGCCTGTAGCCTTTTCTGCCACGCTTCGATATTCTTTGATGCACTCTCCGAATACGTCACTGACGGCAGCGGCGTACTGATCGACGGCGGCGCGGGTAGCGGTGCTAATACGGGCGTTGGCCTTACTGAGGTCTGAGCGCAGCCTGTCAGCAGCACCAGCAGCACGGGCAGCAGCTTGAGCGTTAACCTGTGCACGTTGTACAGCTTTTGCAATTGCTTCATCTTTAACTCCCTGCATTTTTGTAAACTCTTCGAGCGCAAGGTCACTGGCATCAAGCATGTCCTGCATCTGCTCAAGCCGGATTGTTGCAATCTGCGCTTCGTATTTGTAGGACTGATAGTGCCACACGCCAGCGCCTGTTGCTGCAGAGGCAATTGCTGCAGCTATCAGCGTAGTCTGTATGCCTAGCATCATGCCCACCCTTGTTTGCGCTGATTGACGCGCTCGTAAATGATGTAAGCGCATAGGCACACCACCAGCACTAGCAGCGCCGGCAGCAGCCAGTCACCAAGCGATTGAACGCTCTGCTTTGTATCTGAAACTGTACGCGCCACCTCTGCTACCGTTGCTATCGTGGCAGTACTACCTGCCGCAATACCGGCACGATTGATGGTGCTTTGTGGCATTGTACTTTCGCTGTCAACAGTTTGTGGCATGGCGTCTACAGATTCTTTAATTGCATGCACTTCCTGTAAAGGCTTCAGATAGAGTGCTGCTTCTTCTGCCCTTCGCCTAGTCAAGCCGCGATACACCTTGCCGCCGGATCTATTCCAAAGCGAAAAAGCACGTGCTGCCGCCTGACTGTCACCACGGTTGTGTGCCCGTAAAACGCTGGAGCGCTTGAAGCCTGCTATACCAATGTTGTAGCAGAGTAGCACCATAGCGTCAAACTCATTCTGATTTGGGGCGATGGTGCAAGCGAAGTAGACCGCCCGCTCATATTCCACCAACTCACTGACAAGCCGCGCGTCAGCTTCAGCCAAGGTCATGTGATCGCCCTTGCCCACCCCCTTGGTGAAGCCATACCCAATTGTCCACACATCACCTTTTACAGGTATGTAGGCGTACTCCCGGAACCCTTCAAAGTCTTTAAGTTTCTGCCGCGCTGATATTGATAGCTTCATCGTCTATTCTCCAGTCTGTCATTGATTTTCTCTGCAGTCTGTTTAATGTCTCGAAGTGCCTCTTTAATATCGGAAAACTTCTCATCTGACCTCGCATCCTGTGCGGCGTCGATAGATGCTTGAGCTTTCCTAGACTCCTCAAGAATGACTACACGCTTATCCAAGGTCGACCACCCTATGATGATCGTCACTATGAAGCCAACGAAAGTTAGCAAGTGCCCCAAATTGATGGTTGGGTCAAAGTTTAGTTTTTTCTCTTCACTCATTTCAAGACACTCCTGCTAGGTAAAATGCTCCAACTGACTGGAGCCTTCAGGTCATAACCTGGTATAGGGTACCAGCGCTGCTCACCGGTGCTTAAGTCAAAGACATTATCAATTTCATGTCCCAGCCTGTACTTCAATCCAAAGCCAAGGGCGATGTGTTGGTCACGCCTGATTTGCCAGGCCTCGCCGTGGTTTGCGACTGTAATACCATCTTGCGTCCATACAATTGGCTTGACCTGCTCTTCTACTTTCACACCCCGCTGATAAGCAACGTACTCGCCAGCGTTTCGTTTGTACCAAGCCACTCGCGCCTCGTAACTGCGTGGGTGATGGCCTGGGCACCAATAACAAGCAGCAACAGCGGCTTTGTAATCGTCAGATTCTGGGTCTGGGTTTAGCCAACTGCCTGGTTGTGGTCTACCCTGTCCAGGTTCACCAATCCAAATACCTTTATCGCCGTTGCAGGTGATGTTTATCATGGGCGCAATGTCCCACTCAGCTAAGTCTGGACGGACATCAATCAGGCGCTCACTTTCCCAGCTGAGTAGTTCGGCAATGTCGCCAGCGTGAAGCAGGCGCGGCTTGAACTTTGTCAAAAGCAGTCCGCTTGTCTTCTCATGCACTTCCGCAAGCACCTCAACCGCTTCGGCCTGAAGTGTTCCTGGAACACCGGCACGGGATAGGTATTCTTGGATCATGGCCGCTCACTTTCCTGGACAGGTGCAGATAAGATGGCCTGGATTTTTTCCTGGGTAATTGGCCCACTACCAGGAAACTTTGCATTGGCAGCTGGCAGGCCGTTTATAGCCAGCATGCCCAGCATGGCCGCTGTGTCGGGGTCGTCCAAGTTAACAAACCGTAGTGTTGCAACAAATGTGCGAAGGGCGACACAAATCTCATTTGCACTGGTGTTGATGGCAAAAGTGGTCATTACACCGATACGCCTCTGAAAGGAACCGACGGTTATATTTCGCGGGTCTGCTGCTAGCACTGGAGGGGAAAACTGTCCAGTCTCTCCGTTATACGTCCAGCCTGGAGCCGCATCAACGCAAGGTATCCAACCTTCTGGCTGCTCTTCAGACTCAACAACGTCACTTACTGTGCCGCTGTTAACAAAAGCAAATCGTGGCATTTCAGTACTCCTCAATGATAATTTCACCGCCACCACCAGCTCCGCTTGCAGCGCCGCTTGCCCCTGAGCCTCCAGAGCCGCGAGTACCTGCAACACCTGCAACAGCGTTGGCCTGAGCTTGGCCGCCTAGCGCTAATACACTGTTTCCGCCTGAACCATTTCCAAAAGCGCTGTTAGCCACACCGTTACTCAAGGCATTTGAGTTAGGCCTAAAGCCTGCTGCGCGAGACCCTTTTCCAGCGCCACCGTCTGCACCACCGCCACCGCAAATACTTATTGGACAGCCTAAGCCATCGCCCGAAGTTGCCATAAAGCCAACATCCCCGCCAAATCCGCCAGCTGTTGTGCTAGGAGCTAAACCGCCCTCCGCAACAACGCCGGCAAACTTTGTCCTCGTTCCGGCATTACCTGCCGCAATGCCCGATGTAACACTTGCACCACCGCCACCGACTTGGTATGGGACACCGGCAATTGGCACAGTTATTGTTAAAAAGGTGGTAGCCCCAGCAGCACCTCCAGGCGCTGCACTACCGGCATTAACCCTTGCACCAGAACTCCCACCACCCTGTAGTGTTACGCGGCAGACTGAATTATCATACAGTGGGATAAAAGTCCCTACACCTGAAGTCAGTCTAGTAACTCTGAGGGGCCTGCTATCCCGAGCCACACGCCAGTTCACATAGTCTAAGCTGGGGTCAACTGTGGGGGAAGCTAAAGAGGTTAGTGACTGGTAAAGCTCTCCGTTAAGTGGAGACTTTCTATAGACCCACTGAGCTACAGCTTTACCTGCTTCCCAAAAAGGTATGGAACCCCCTACAGAATTAACTCCAGGAGGAAACCCAAAAATACCTGGGTTCATAAAGCACCTCCACGTAAGAAGCTTATAGCAAAACTCTCACCTTTTTCTGTACTTACTTTAAGCTGACAAGTGGGAGAAAGTACCCACCCTAGTTCGGTGAGCACAGATGCAAAAGACTTGACAGTGGCTGAAGGAGTAATGGTCGTAACATCTACCTCATGTACAAGGAAAAAGTCTGCACCATTCTGGATAAAAAACCTTATCATACCGTCGGTAGTAGCCCCAAGAGCTTTGATGTAGATGTCATCAACCCTGACTCCGTTAGTCGTTGTGGCTACTAAAGTACCTAACGTACCTGTACCGGTTAAACTGCTGTTAGCGGTGGAGATAACTACAGTACCAGTTGCTGGTACGGATGCGTATTGAGCTGAGCTTGCCATTAGATGACTCCAAGTGGGAATAAGAGGAAGTCTGGCACAGAATTACGCCAGAAAACTGTTGTACCGTCAGTATTTAACTGACCTGACTCACCTATAATTGGGGGAAAATTTATCGAAGCACTGGCAATAAGTTGCCTTGTCCAGGAAGTGTTCGGGATGCGAAGTCCATTATCTGTGAGCGGTGGTGTAACGGTAGTAGGCTGCGTAAAGCTTGGGGCGTAGAAACTTCCCTGCCATTGCCCATACTCGACCACTTCTCCATCAGCAGAAGCTTCTCCAACTTCAGAGATCTTATTCCCAGCCATGCGAAGTGGGCCGGTCATGGCAGCTTCACCTGAACGGGGTAAAGCTGCCGTCAGACCTTCTATCAAGTTATCTACATTTAGGTTAAAGTAGGCCGCGTAGATAACCTCACCAGGCTGTGCTGGGTAAATCGGTACAGGAAGCGGCAAAAAATTTCCATCACCATCATAAGGCATAAGTATGCTCCTAATTATTAGGCCGAATTAAAACCCTTTAATCTGACCGGATTATTCACCCACTTCTACACTATCCGGCGGGATTGCCGCTGACAGCGCACCAAACTTAGCTATGAGCAGGGCTGCTTTGTCCGACATGTTAGGCGTTTGGGCGAGTTTGAGCAAGAGTTCAGCTCCTTCCGGGGTGGTAAGCACTCTATCAAACTCTTCAAAAGTTTTAGCTAGATTCCTGTCTTCAATCTTTCTCGCTACACGTTCAAAAGGTAAAAAACCATAAAGACGTGCTACGTCAGCTAAGGTAGATTTACCGCCAGACTTTGCTACATCAGCCCAGTTAAGTCCGCCAACTTTGCCTGGACGTGAGGCTAACCCTTTAGTAACCTGCATAAAGTGCGACACACCCTTAACTACTTGATCTTTATCCAGATCGTAACTTTTCGCAATGCCTACAGCAATGTCTTTTATACCCTGTTCCTGCGCTCTGCTGGCAAAAAGGTTATCGCGCAGTTTTCTGGCTGCGTCAGGGCTTGTAACAGCTCCTGGGATAGTTTCCCCAGGTGTTGAGCCGAAAGATTTGTCCAAACGCGAGCGAAGGAAGGCTTTAGCCGCAGCCGGTACTGCGTCTTTGTCTACTTGACGCAGTTCGTTGAACATTTTAGGAATGTCTCTTGCGGCTTCCGCTACCTGTGCATCCGACCCTTTGGAGAAGATGGCCTCTAACTTAGCTGTAGAAGCTTCTATGTCAGGATTGTAGTTTCTTGGGGTGGCCAACCGGCCTACTACAGATTGCTTTAAAGGTCTAACATTTTCAGACATTCCTTGAGCAAATGCAGCTTCAGCTTTAGCCACCTCAGGCGAAACTTCTTGAAGCTTACCTCTGACCACAGAGCCGAGCTTTTTCAGTTGCCCCGTGGCCCTTGTTCCAGTAGGGTTAAGTGGTGTACCCTTATAAGGGCCTACAGCATCCTCAATAGCTACACTAACGTCTAAAGCTTCTAAAGGTTTAGCAGAAGCCTGACGTAAGGCTTCATTAGCCCTTTGAACTTCCGCAGCTGCTAAAGCTTTAGCTTTTCCTCTAGGAGCTGTCCGTAAGGCTTCCAGAGCATCTGCTACAGCTTTAGCTTCTGGCCCTTCTATCTGAGCTATCTTAGCACGAAGGGAAGCCGCTGCACTGTTAAGTGCGTCTGTAGTTCCAGGGCGTTTTACCAAGTTGTCAATAACATTCAGAAGCTGTTCGCGAGTACCCTCAGGCAATTCCCCGATTTTACCATAGTTAACTGTAGCCTCCCCCCTAACACCTTCAACAGCTTGTTTAATTCTGTTCGTAGCCGCTTCTTGTACGGCATTAGCGGCTTGTCCTGCACCCCATTGAGGGCCTTTAAGTCCACCGACAGTAGTGTCAGCCAGTAATTCCAGCTCTTTAGGTTGGTTCTCGAGAGTACTGAGAACATTTGACCCGTACCTTGAGTTGGCCAAGACATCCCTAATAGTCGTAAGGTTAGCCGCGGGAGCCCCCACAGCCTCAAGAGCTTGTGCCAAATCCATAGTCACGCCGGATGCCTTAGCTCTCGCCTGCATCTTTTGAGCAGCTTCTAATGTAGCAGCATCTAAACCTTGTACAGCCTCTCTAGCCAAGTCTGCAGACTGCGGCCTTACAGCATTAGTAGCAATATTCGCAACCTTGCTGCCCCCCAACATACCTGCAATCGCTCCGGCAGTTCTACCTAAAAAGCTGTTGCCTGTAAGCTGTCCGCCAGCCTCTGCGCCGACACCAGAAAGCCCACCAATTAAAGCGCTTTTTATGGGTGAGGTTAACAGGCTTCTACCCATACCAGAAATAGCCTCGACGGTAGAAGCTAAGTATTTCTCACCCGTAGTCTCAGGCTGAGTCCCTGCTTGAGAGTTATAGGAGCTGAAAGGCATTTTACCCTGAAAAAATTCTGGAGCAGCTTCCTGCAATTTTTGCTGAACAGAGCTTCCAGAAAGTTTTTTGTCGATGCCGAACGGGTCTAAGGAGTTATACACAGCATCCGCAGCTAATGCTGGTAAAGATGTTACCCCACGGCCAAAAGCATCTACACCAACATCAAGTTTTCTTTTAACAGCACTAAGGGTACTTGGAGGATGCTTCTCTACGGAAACCGCAGTTCTGCCATGCTCTCTCTCAGCCCTGGCTGCTACCTCTTCCGGGGTTACACCATCAGGCACCCCCACTACGTCAGCAGTGCTGTTGTCTGAAAAAGTAACTGTTACTGTTCTAGTCATTTTTAATCCCACTTAATAACTTTAAGTTTTTGACCTGTAGGAGCGCTGCCAGAAGTAGGTATTCCTGGGAGTGGGGCACCGCCAGGAGGACTTACTCCACCAGCTGCCCCCATAGGAGACTCATCCACTGGGTTGAGGGTCAGCAGTCCGGCAGCATCTCCGTACATTGGGTTAGATGACAGCTGTTGCTGGAAAGACTTAGCTCGCGCTATATCTTGATCTGCTTGACTGTTAAGCATTTGGTAAACCTGTGCGCGACCTTGCGGGGACATTAGCACAGTAGGCAAGGACTGCTCGAAAGCTTTTCTGTCGGCGTCTGTCATACTTTTGCCAATACCTCCACCCATAGTCAGTACATTAGCTACTTGCGCTGCAAACTGTTGTTGAAAAGCTTGGCTGTTCGCGAGCTTTGCTTCGTCGACAGGCAAGCCCAAAACCTGCCCAATCGAGCTCAAGGTAGTAGCAATGTTAGCCGTAGGCCCTGAAAACATGCCAGACTCTTCAAGCTTTTGCATCTGATTTACGAAGGACTTAGCCTTGTAAGCATTTTTAGCGTTTTCTCGCGCAGCTTTAAATTCACCGGCTACATCTTTGCCAAGAGTTTTAGCAAATTCAGTTTCACCTTTAGCGGTCGCAGAACTTGCACTGGCGTTTGCGTTTGCTGTGACTTTTGGGGCTTTGTCCACCACATCAACTTCATTTGTCGTCAGATTGCGTTTTACCATCAAAGGCTTTCCGTCAGCTCCCCGTACTTCATAAGGATCGCTCCACCGTTCTCCAGGTTTAGCATAATTCCCCAACTTCTCTACAGGCCTGCCGTCATTGTAAGAACGTAGAAGACTTCCATCTGGAGCTATCAAGTCTTTAAAACCTTTAGCGTTAGCAGCAGCTGCCGCCATAGCCGCAGTATCAGCTTTGCCGATGGCTTGAAGCTCTGGGTGCTGGCTTGTCATTGCTTCTAGCACAGCCCGTCTTGGGTCAGCTTTAACAGGTTCAGCAAGGTTTGGTGCAACGTCATTCTGCATTAGGTTTAGTGCGTCAGCGTCTGACATAACTTCGCCAGCTTTTCCATCGCGTTTTGCTGTGTAACTGTCAACTTGCTGCATTAAATCAGCACGCTGACGCTGTGCCAGCTCGCCTTGCTCAGTGGCAAGTTCTTTACCCTTACTATCTGTTAGGTAGGCTGTAAGTACTTTCAAGAGCCCTTGCCCAATAGACGCAGCTTTACTGCCTCCCACCACAGCTGAACCCATAGATTGTTGTGTAAGCGCGTCTAAAAGCTTTTTCCGTCTGCCCAAGTTTTCTTGAGAAGTCCCAAAATCTTCTTGAGAAGTCTGCGCTGCAAAAGATTGGTTAGGGTCAAACATTGCCATCTTTTATTCCCCTATCAGTTCGTTTAAAGGTGCGGAATCTTCCTTGAGCTGAAGCTGAAGTTCTTTTAAAACACCTTCAACTTCAGCGTACTGGGCAGGTTCTACCTTCTTCATCCACTTCAATCGTCCCAGGTTGTGGTCTAAGTAAGCTGTACAGTTCCAGCAATCTGCGGAGCTCTCCGCACCAACGTCGTAGAAAGGTGGCAAATCTGCGCCGGACTCTTTTAAATACTGCCATACCTGTTCAGACGTCCAAGAATTGATCGGCTGAAAGTAAGTTATACCTGCTATGGTTTGAATTTCTTCATCACGAAATCTGTTCCGCAAAAGCTCTTCACGACGCTGGCCTGTAACAACTAAAGGGTTCTGGAACCCACTTAAAAAGTTATTAAGAGGGTTCCACATGGAGCGGGCACAACAGTCTGTGTAAGGCTGAAAACTTACAGCTCTCGTACCGGCACCAACGCTACCAGCCCACGTTGACCGTACAGGTAAAGTATCCGCAGGCCAGCCAAACTGAGCTACAGTCTCAGGCTGATTACCCTTGATTACATGGAAATTTGGTACAGATTTAGCCACTTTTTCCATGTAATCAAGTGTTAGCTTATGACAAGCTCCTGGGTCTACCCAAACAAGGGTTATGCGGGACAGCCAAGGACGTAAAAGTTCTAGGCATGCAGCACTGTCCTTGCCAGAAGAAAACATAAGGATGGCACTACCGTGCTTTTCCAGGAGTTTTTCAAACTGTTCCATAAAAACCCTTAAAAGAATGCCGCACCAGCTGTAGCTGCCCCGCCGATCAAGGCATTAAACCCTGACTGGTTGTTAGCAGCTTGCTGGGCGTCATAGTTACCCTGAGCTACCGCAGCATCGAACATCGGAGCAGCGGCGGCATTATTGGTGTAATAGCCTTGGAAGTTCGGCATAGCAACCTGAGAACCTGTACGCAATGCGTTCAACTCATTCAAAGGCGTGTTACGCTGCAGCAAGAGTTCTGACAGCATTTGCTGTCTGGTAGCGTTATCAAATTGAGCGCCTTGTAAACCTTGGTTAAAGGCTTGACCTTGCAGGTTAGCGTTTAGCCCAACTTGTCTGGACTCTTCCTGCCCCCCAGACATTACAGCCGAGATTCTGGCATCATTCTGATTACGGGCTAGTCGTTCAAGTTCACTTGTATAGGCCGGACTTCCAACCTCTAGGCCAGACGACAGGAGCTGGTTCCTTGTCGAAGCCATATCTTTTTCAAACTGAGGTTCAAGTCTTGCTAGGATAGCCTCTTCAACACGACGTCTGGAAGCATCGTCTACAGGTGAAGGAAGGGGAGAAGCGCCGAAGCCACCACCACCTACAGTAAAACCTCCCCCACCCCCACCTCCAGGTCGTGTACTTACGTCAGTAATAGTGAGTGGCCTTGTACTCCCCTGCCAGCTTTGGTCTCCAGAAGACTGTTGTGCTGAAAGCCCATTAACCAAGTGCATAGGAGCTTGATCTGTAGACCCATCAGCGTATGTACGCAATCCCGAAGAATCTATAGTAACGCCGCCGCCAACAGAGAAGGGGGAGCCCGAAGGTGTACCTGAAGGTGAAAAAGCCAGAGGTTTAGTCTGAGGCCCTTCAGCTTGTGCGGGGTTTGTATTAGCAGTCCACGGGCCTTGGGGAGCAACTTCCAGAGGTTTGGTCTGGGCGTTGAAAACTGGGTTAGAACCATCAGGCTGTGGTGGAGGCGAAGCTTTAGCATTACCACCACCAACAGTAAAGGGTGAAGACTGGGCAGCATTACCGCCACCAACAGTAAAAGGGGAATTGGTTGCCATATTAGTTCCTAGCTCCAGCTTGCATTAAAGCATTTAAAACAGCTTCTCTGTTAACATTAGGGGAAGTGGCATTAGCTGCTGGCTGAGCCCCCGTCTGCCCGCTAGTCCTCCAGGCCGGAAGTCCGGACAAGTCTATAGGAGCGTTGAAAGTTTCATCCACTCTTTGCAACTGTCTGCCAGCAGTTCCTAAAAGGGCTTCAGTAATCCTGTTCCCTTCATCGTACTGCCGCTGCTGTTCAGGCGACAAAGTCGTAGTTTGGATGTAATCACCTGGCTGAGGATTATTCGGATCTGCTCCAGGCCTCATAGTCCATTCAGAGCTCCCCTGCGGCCCATACTGATTGACCCTGTTTGCTCCAGTATTGTACTGAGCTACTTCCCTATTAGCATCGCCTTGCGCCACAGCAGCAGCGGCATAATCAGGCGCTGGTGGCGCACTACTCTTGCCCATATAAAGCTCCTTTTGGGGTTGGGAGGTCAAGCCAGCGGCACTGACCTCTTGTCATACTGTAGATTAGTAGCGCCCCGTCTGGGTGCGCGGATTCAAGTCTTGCTTCAAGCTTAAACCCTAGATGACTGCAGAAACGAAATGATGCTTCATTTTTGCTGCCAATAAAACTGAGTATTTTACTTACCCCAGCCTGATCGAAAGCGTACTTAAAGCAAAAACCTAAGAAAGGTCTTGTCAACCAGTTCGTTCCCTGTTCTCCTGCAATATGTACTTGGATGGAAGCATGATTGAAGTCGCTGAACATTGCGCCAGCGATAATTCTTTCGGTTCCATCTTCAGCAATTTCGACTAAGCCTATAGAGCTTGTGACGCCGGGCACCCAGCAAGCTCCAAGTTTTTCAGCCACCCAAGGCCCTACACGTGTATGGTCAAGTAAGACTTTTTTACGCATCTTAACCCCCTATACTACCTGTAGTGTAAGCATAGTCTATCGCAGACCATTGAAATGTAGCATCACCTGCATAAACCCGCAAGCTCGGAGCTAGACAAAAACCTTCTAGGCAGGGGACTGAAAGCCAATCCACCTGCATCTGCTCATAAGCTCCCCAAGTGGCATTATCCCAAGTGCCGTTGTTAAAGCGAGATAGAGGATAGAGCTGAGCATCTATAGGGTAAAACGTGTTGGAAAAGGCAAAATCACTGTCAAGGCCCGCAGATATTCCAAGCTCTCCTGACACCCTCATCAAAAACCTGATAAGGTTTACTTTCTTGGTACGAGCTTTCGGGGTTAGATACGTCCAGGCACAGCGCACATAACAAGGTATACGCGAACCGAAGTCGTAGGGAACTGTCCAAACTTTTATGACACCATCCCCCGTGCCTGCATACAGCGTACCCTCAAAAAGTTCCCACGAAGTTGTCTGCCAACCCCTGAAGACTGTCCAAGCTCCTGTAACAAGATTCATAGCTAGCTGTATACGTTCACGAGTTTCTGTGGCAGGGACATTGACTAAAAGCAAACTTAACTTAGGGTTAGCTGTTATCTGCCATTCTGAAGAATTTTCTGTCCCCTGAACTAGCTGTTGAAAGTAGCTGGAAATGATGTCTGTAATTGTGGACTTAGAGCTTACCCAGCCTTCCTTGGAAAGCTTTGCAAGGCTTATTACCCCAAAAGTTGTTAAGATCAGCAAGTCTCCGCCAAGCTTATAGAAGGGGTTTTTACCTAAAGGTGTACCCACATCGAACACGCCGCGCAAACTCCACTGCCCTGCGGTAGAAGGGTCAGTGCCAGAGTAAACAGCAGCTTGACCTTCTGTAGTAACAAGTACACACATGTCGTCAGGGCCGTCAGCACCATCTATAGTCCAAGAACCTATGGCCTTAAGCTTACCACCTTTACGGAAGAGCCCTCCGACTGGGAAACGGTTTAAGTCTCCGGTGATGGAGTTGATGGGTAAGAAGTAAAAGTTCATACTGTCTTTTTCAATAAAAAACAGTGAACGCTGGTGCATGGCCACGTAAGACAAATTGGATGTAGCAATAGTCTCACTTGGGGAACCATTAGCTACGTTGAAAGTGGATACTGTAGTCCATGTAGGACTTTTGTAATAAAAATAGCTGTCTACACCGTTAACGCCTACCAGATAACTACCGCCCGAGACAGCATAGTTAGCTAGTACCATATCACCGGAAGTAAAAGCTTGGGCTACGGAGGGAGGGCTAACAGCTTCGGCTGTTACATTGTAAGCTCCAGCATCTGTAAATGCTATTAACTCCCTTGAGGCAGCTCCACTCCACATTCCGACAGTTTTTACTTCTTCTGGTGTAGGGCAGTGCTCGACAGCACCTTTCCTTATCCCTACAGACTGTTCCTGAGGCCAGAAGTTTTCCATAAGTGTGGCGTAAATAGGACGCATGGCAGCTTCTGCGTCACGCGTATTCAGTCCGCCCACAGGCGCAGCAACTGAAAAAGACTTTGCCAGCGCGTTTCTAGCGCCAAAACCTACTTGAGATTTGAGGGGCAAGTTTATCATGGTAAGTTCCAGGAAGCTTCGGGTACAACTATGCCAGGCCTAGACACCACTGTAGGGATTCCGTCCATCCTTACAGATTGTGGGGAATCATTACGAACAGACTTGGTAAAAAGCATACGCTCATATTTTGCAAAGTCTTCTGCATAGTCAAAACCTTGCTCTTTTTTCCATGCCCAGCGAAGGTAAGCTATCGCCAAGTCCGCACCTACAGTACTGGTATCTAGGTCATTTTCCCAGTATCTTCGGTAAACAGGGGGTTGACTGTTTGTACCTGCAATACCTGGGAAATACACAAAAGCGGATGAATAGTATTCAAAAGAGAAAGTTTCTCCCGCTTGCGGTACGGGATTGACCAAAAATTCTCCGCCCTGCAAACGGTAGGCTGGGTAAGGGCCTACAAAGTCACAAACTCTTCTGGCTTGCCACTCCTGTGGAGAAAGCACTTCCATCAAACGCTGCTGGGAGTGGGCGTAAGTTGTTCCAGGAACTATACCCTCATAAGAGTAAGGCGCAAGAACAGATAAACTTCCCTGACTTTCTGTAGCTGTGGCAGCCCATTCAGCTTGTCGGAGGTTAGTCTGCCAAGCTTTCCTTGTGTTGAGGTCATCGCAGAACTCATTTAAAAGTCCCAAAGCTCTTTGGGGATAACCTGACAGAGCTGAAGCAACTGAAGAAGGTAGCGGAAGCCCTTGACGCCGCGCATGTTCACGCACAATTTGAAGTAAATTCATACAAAAGCTCCCAATCTGCTTACAGTTTACGTGCAGCCCGTGGAGAAGCTGGTGGATCTAAAAGATCAGAAATGGCAGGGTTTTCAGGGTCTTCAGTTTTACTGTTGTTAGCCATAGCGCCCCTCGTCAGAGCCTCTAACTGCGCCTGCATAAGTTTAACCTGCTCTTGGAGCCCAGCTGTAACAGATTGAGCTTTATCTAAACTTAACTTAAGGTTAGCGTTTTCTTCCGCCAGTTTACCTACACCCCCAGATTGCTGCATTGTGTAAGCTTTTGCCTTGTCAACCAGGTTGCGGCCTCCCATACCTAAACGGGTTATTACTTCTTCATTAGCCTGCGCAAGCTGCTCTACAGTCCGTACATGGAGTTTAATAAGCATCTCGACCTGAGCTGGGGAAGCTACAGCCCAATTCTTTACGGAAGTACCTTCGACAGGGATTTCACCACTTTCAGTCCATTGCTTATAGCGGGACTTATAAGACTCATACCACTCAGGAGGGAATCGACCGTTCTCAACCTGAACTTTGAGCTGCTCAAACCAGACTTGGACAGGTTTTTCTACACAGTCTTTACTGCCTGCGGGCGTGATGAAGGCGTAGTCAACATCTTTAGCAACATAGCTTCCAGTATCAACAGAAGCTTGGCGATCCTCTTCAGACACTTTACGAAATTCTACCCAAGGGGCAACGGATTGTACTGTACTCATGGCAAACTCTTTAAGTTAAGTTCAAGGAAAAACAGGCTCTACAGGTTTTTGCAGAGCCTGTGTCGGCGGGAAAGGGGTTAAACAGTTTAAGTTTCGTTCAAGATCTTTAACCAAACGTACTGACCGGAAGTAACTGCTACCAACACGTTCCCATCAATAGCTGAGCCCGTGCCAGCAGTAATCTGCCCTGTTGATGGGGCATAGGTAGCTGCAGCGTCTGCGGCTAAAGTGGCGCCAGAAACGCCATAAATAAACTTCCACTCAACACCGGCTGAAACAGCGTTCATGCGCGAACCAATGGGATGATTCTGCACGTCCGAAGCTACGTTAGGCTGCTGCACACCAACTATAGGTTGTGTGATTGTCCAGACTGCTACTGTCATAATTTTCTCCTAAGATAAGTTTTGAGGAATTATCGGGACGGATTAAACTTTTTTAATTCGCCCCGATAATTACATTAAGGTTTCAAGACACCTTGCAAAGCTCTGTTCCCGATTGTAAGGTTACCCATCCAGAGAATAGGTACTACGACAGCATCTTGGTTGTAAGGACGCATTTCAGGCACAACTTCCATATCTGCGTCTTTGTGCACGACTAGGTGGATATAGTCAGTATTCAAAGAGTACATACGAGAGTCTGGGATACCTGAACCACCATCAAAAATGACGTCAGCTGACTTGTACTTAAGCGACTGGAATCCACCTTTAGCTGTTTCTGCTGAGGTGTAACGCTTGATGGAAACCTGAGAAGTCTCATAGAACGAGAAGTAGTCGTTCGAAGAGAGGATTAAGTCAGGCTTATCATCACCACGTGTCTGAGCCAGCCAGAGCGGTAACAGCAAACTTTCCATAACGCCTGGAGCACCTGAAGGAGTGATAGCACCGCCACCCTGTAAAGGGGCAGCTGCTGATTGCACTTTGTTCCGCCAGAATGTCCAAGTAGCCGCATTGATACCACCAACAGTACCTTGACCATTATCTGCAACCAGTAACTGTAGGCCGCCGATCTGGTTAGGTAAAGTGCCATCGCCGTAAATGTCAAAAGAAAAGTTATTCTTGAAGGTACGGATAGCATTTTTCATCCGTGACTTCACAAGGTTAACAATTTTCTCTTTACCACTGTTTATCCGCATCTCTTGGCCAGAGGCTGTGACGTGGATAGCGATTTGACGCCAAGGAAACTCAGCGGCAGACAGTACGTCAGATGCCCCAATGTTCAGGGTATCGTAGCCAGAGTACCGCTGATAGGTACTGTTTTCGGCATATTCTAGTGGTTGTGCTAAGCTAGTACCGCCAGATTCAGTACGTTTCATACCCTTCTTCATGATGCGCTGAAGGAAGGCATTGTTGTTACTGACGTTGTCGATGATGTCAGAGCGGTGATTGCGGAAAGTTGTGGTTACTAGTTCGGTAAAAATTTCATTGGGAGAAGGCATGATAACTCCTAAAAGGTTGATCAGGGAATTTACTAACTTCTGTCACTTATGATCTGGTCGAAAGCTGCTTCAATCGACTTATCTAAGTTATGAAGTCCGGCACCAGGAGAAACAGATTTAACTGCAACTCCACTGCCCTTAGCTCTTACATTTACCCCTGTTGCGTTACGGGCAGCGGTTGTCTTTGCCGCTACTGCGCCAGGCTGCACCTGTTTCTGTGGGGCTGCCTTAGCTGCTATGCGAAGGCTTTCCTTTTCTGAAACTTCTGGTGACATCCTTAGCGCCATATCGTAGGCTTGCTTAAGGGAGGTAGCACGCCCAGATTTGATGAGTAAAGCCATGTCAGAGGCTACTTCGTCAAAAAAGGCATGTTCCGGGTCAGCGGCAAAAGCATTCATCTCCTGAGACAGCTGGCTGCGGATTTGCTGCACCTGCTGCTGTTGCCGCTCAGTTTGCTGGTCTAACAGTTGCTGCTGTATGGATTGTAGCTGCGATATTTGTGTACGCAAGTGCGCCACTTCTGGGTCTACATAGGGAGAATCTTCGGGGTTCGGGAGCTGTCCTAAGTTTACGTTGAAGTCCCTTGCCAACTTGGAGAATACGTTCAGCTTTTCTTCAGGAGAACCTACAGCTAAAGTTTTATGTATCCCCATAAGCTGTCCGATGTGTACAGTGGGGTCTATGTTATGCTGACGTAAAAGGGGTACATAAGGAGCTATTGCACGATCTATAGACTGCCCGAAAGTAGCAGCAGCCTTATACTCGCCAATACCTCGAAGGATGTCTTCTTCACGCTTAAGGACTTCCTGCTTAACCACTGGGGGTAAAGTTTCAAAAGCTGCCTTAGCCTCAGGTCTCCAAGAAGCCGGAGCGCGGAGGTCTGTTGAAGGGGCGGGCGGAGGCTCTATTGCAGGCTTATCTGTAGCCGGTGTTTCTGAAGGTTTAGGAGCTGCTGGAGCAGACTCTTTTTCGGCGACAGGTTCTGCTGTGTCTTCAGTTGTTGCGGGCACTTCAGGTTCTTGGACGTCTGTATCAACGGTTTCGGGCAAATCCAGTCCTAATCCGTCGCTAACCTCCGTTAAAGCTTGTTCCATGTCGATTTCCATAATATTCTCCAGTTAATGTATTAAAGTTTGTGGGATAGCGGCTTCAGTTACTGTTCTGTTAATTAGAGGAGCTTCGGCGCCGTGAACCAGTTCCCCAGCCAGTCTTTCAAATTTTTCCTCGGGCAGGCTTAAAGCTAAGTTAGCAGCCGTCTCAGCTACCTGCTCAAGCTGGATGTCAGCTTCCTTAGCTTTATACTTCTTGTGCTCTTCCAGTTCTCCTGGCTCATAAACTCTGCAGTTATGTCGGCGAAGATTTTCTTCATGCTCCCTACGCCCCCTAATCTCTCTGCCTGTTATAGGGCAATTGTACGCTTCATAATCAGCTACAACCCTGGGGGCGTCCAAGACCCTCTTAGCAGCGGCTTGACACCGCTCGCAGTTTGCGGCAGAGTTTCGCTCAGAAATCTTACGGTAAATTAGGAAGGTGAAACCACAGGCAGTGCATTGTGCAGTATAGGTTGGCATAATGTTTAAGGTAAATCTGGGTTAGAGGGGGTTACGGGGCTAGGATCTGGGGAGGAGAAAGCTGCAGCTTCTTGCTGAGCCATCTTAACCTCTCGAAGGGCAAACTGCTTCTCTTGGTCAAGCTGTTTCTGGGAAAAGCGCTCAGCCATTTGAAGTTCTTTCATAGCGAAGTCTTTTTCCATAGCAATAGACTGTCGGGCTTCTTTTTCCATAAGCTGGATTTCCCGCTTCTTAACCTCTACGGCCTGTTTTTCCTTCTCAAGAGCTTCTTTCTCTTTACCGAGGGCTTCTTGCATTTGCTGTAGTTGAGCTTTTTCAGCTTCTCCCCCCTGGGAAGGTGGTTTAGTGGCCATTACAGCTTCTTCAATTTCCCCACCCATACGGAAACGTCGAAGCAGATTAAGAAGTATAAGCTTGGCAGCTTCTTCTGGCAGAGCTCCTGACTGAACTATAGGTGCCACACCATTAAGGAACTGAGCTAAAGCGTTCATAAGCTCTGCCATATCCTGCTTATCCTCAGTAGCCTCTGCGTCTACAGTTGAATTTGTCTCAACATCCACACTGAAGTTTCTCAGCATGTCAGTCTGAAGAGTCTGGATAATAACCTCTAAAGGTGGGGCTGCCAGCTCCGGTGGTTGTGGTGGAACAGGCTGGCCCGACATCTGAGCTTGCTGCGCCGCCATCATATACTCTTGCTTCATGGCATCCTGCTCAGCCTGAGTCGGGAAAGGCAGACCAGTCATCGCACGGATAAGTTCGGGACTTATATGCGTAACTGCAAGTTCTAGGTAAAGTCTGAGACAGTCCCTGCTAAAGCGGGCAACCTCTTTCTGCATACGCTTAAGGCGTAATGTTCCCCACTGGTTTTTGATTTCCTGTGCACCAAGTGTTTCGGAAGCCTGAGAACTGCCGCGCATAATATCTGCAATTCCGGTCAGTTCGAAAATGACAGCTTTAACTTGACTGCGCTGGGCATACAACTGCTGTAAGGCCGCTACAAGTTTTTCCAGAGGAAACAGCCAGACAGCATCATCTAGTTTCAGTCCTTGCGCGGTAATTTGCCCCGAATTGGTTATAGGAAGTAAGGTGTTATCATCCTGAAGCATCAGGTCTTTAAACTCTTCGATAGAACCGTTGTAGAAGCCTCGAATCCGCATTGCGCGGGTCAGCTTAGTAATTCTGATAGTTATGTCGTTGAGTTCTTCAGCTTGCTGTCTGTAGGACTCGTAGAGAGCTTGAGGTGTAAGCCCGCTAAGCTTACGGAAAAGCTGCAAAGGTTTAGGGACAGGAAAAAATCCCTGCAACTTGCATGGGTCAGGTATCTGCTTCCAAGGTTTAGCTTCCGTAGTCGAAAGGAAGATCACCTCTTTTTTCAGTTTATCCCAGATTTCCCAGACTGTAGTTCTGTCATCCTGACACTCTTCCCCAGCATCCGAAGGGCTGAAAAGACTGTTCAACGAAACCGAAGCAGCTCCATCCCCATCCTCATCACTGACGCCGGAGGGCAGAATTTCATCCAGTTTTGCCTTACCCACATTAAAGTTAGTTTCCAAATCTTCTTTGGTCATGTAATGGCGGAAGGCTACCCAAGGAACTTCTTGCCAAGTTTTCCCAAAACCGTGCAGAAAGTCATCCCAAGCAACAGGTTCAAAAACACAAGATTCTGCCTCTACCTCCTCTTCTGTATGGTCAGTGTCTTCTGCAGATTCTACAGCGGGTTTGAAGATAGCATCGTACCTTACACGCATCAGCCCACGGCCAGGGACTAAAGACTCTGTTACACTGTGGCGCATCATCTCATCGAACTCTGGCACGCCAGGATCACCATTGTCAAGTCCATGCTGAAGAAGCCTTTGACCCAAGAGAGCTGCTAAGCGTGTAAGAGCATTGTTTTTCTGTACAAACCTAGGTTTCACTACAGGCCGAGGGGTAGAGTTATACAGTGCTGGGGAAAGGGTCTCTGTGTTAGAGTAAAGGATATTATAAGGATGTTTTACAACCTCTTTGCCACATTCGTAAATTTCAACCAGAGTGGCGCCCGCCTTCCTCCAGTCTTTTTCGCGCGATAAAGCTGCTTGAAGTTCCTGTGCCCAGTGCTTGACCACCTCATTAGGCTTATCAGGGGTAGCGGAGGTTGATAATGTCATTACAGTTCCAAGTGTTGGTTAAAGTCTACGTTCCACAGCAAGTCTTGCTTTTGTCCTAGCTTCGAGAAGTTCATTAAAGGTATACTCACCTGGAAGTTTAGGCAAGTCTGATTCTGCTGCGCTCTCACCTTTAGGAACCCAAGGCCTTGACATACAGGCATAACGTATCTCATCGTAAGCGTGGTCTTCGCCTTCTGTGTCTATGTCTTCGGTATCCGTATCGTCATGCTGCAGGGACGGCAATGTCCTGATAGTGTCAGCACAGTTATCGAGGACATACAGCATAGGTGTCCAGACTGTGGGTACTCCACGATCATCTCGGGCTTTGACGTGCCCATAAATCCTTTGACGAACTTGATCTGCACCAACTTTACGTTTATTGTCAGCTCTGAAAAAACCTACTCCATGTACAGCCATAGTTTCGGCCTTACTTGGTCCACCGTCAGTGATGAAAATAGCCGGATCTGCCACCCCGTGGTGAATAACAAGTCCATCAGCCTTTTCACGTTCTCTGATACCTCTGGCCACGTTGTCCACAGTCATTTTTAGTCCGACGTTTGGAGCACTTGCACCATACCATTCTTTGTACCGAAGCAAAGCCCCGACAGGTAGCCCCCACTTTCCATCACTTACTACCCACCAGCCAACTGAAAAAGGTCTTGCCGAACCCCAGTCAAAGCTTCTAAACCGCAAAGCTTTTTTAGGAATTTTTGGCAGCCAGATATTTGTATCTAAAACATTCTGATCTCCCCAGTTATCAAAAAACGCACCATCGACTATGTCCCAGTTACCTTCCAACCAAGCTTTGACCAAAGCGGCAGAACCTGACTGAGTTAACCTCATTATGTAAGTTGGGTCGTTACGCATCAGAAGCGCATTGTCCCCTAACTTTGATGGGATGAAGACCCTTGAAAGGGCAACTACAGTCTTAACCCCGTCAATTAGGACTTCCATAGACTCTGTAAGAATCCTAAACCCTCTTGGGTCTGGTGTGATGAATCGCTCTTTTACCCAATTGTGTCCTGGGCCGCCTGGATTTCCTGTCAGCCTCATACCGCAGGGCACGCCGACCGCTGAGCGTAAACAGGCACGAAGAAGGTTGATCGGGGCAGGTGAAGGAAAGTTGGTAAGCTCTTCGACGTAGATTCTGGTGTAGTTGTGGCCTTGGTAAGCTTCAGCATCCGAATCCCGTTCTAAGTAGCGAAAAAGCAGTCGAGCGCCATTTGCCATGACCCACTCAGACTTCTGCTCGTTGTACTTAGCCCCTAACTTTGCAAAGAGTTGCTTTGACCTAGCAATCACCTCGGACAGCTGCTTGAACTGCCGACGGAAAAAGACTCCAACAGCAGCTTCACCGTAAAGGTTAGCGTGCTGCATCCAATCACCAAGACTAGCCTCAGTTTTCCCCCCACCCCGCGCTCCGCCATAAAAAACTTCAAATACGGAACATTCGAGAAGTGCGGTCTGAGGCCCTGGTTGAGGTTTCCAGATGATGGTCTGATTGTCGGCCTCTGCAAGAGCTGTAAACACCCTTAAACTCCTTTAACTTTATTAGACTCTTCAGCCTCGGCCAGCCGTTCATCAAGGGTTTTGGAACTTACATCAATAGCGTCAGACTGTCCACCGTACTTTTCCGCCCATTCAGTCTGACTAGCTATCGGTGCAGGCATTGCGACCACGAAACTTTGCTGCACGTTAACATTCTGCTGCCTGGCTCCATAACCTAAAGCCTTTGCACCCACTTTAACACTTTCCAGCGCAAGGTCGGAAGATTTTGTCACCGCAAGCTTGTCAATCAGAATGTCCAAAGACTCACTTACAAGCGCTTTAAGCTTTTCCTCAATAGTCAGGACAAGGCTAGGATCGGAAAGGTCAGCCTTTCTTACGGCCAGTCGCATCTGAAAAGCGTCAGAATTTATTACACGGCTTACCCAAGCTACAGTGTACCCGAAGTGATGTGCGATAGCAGTTTTGGATATTGAAGGATCTGCAATAATCAAGTCACACATTGCATCATGGGTGTAGCTTACCCGCTGAACCGTCTTACTAGCTGAGACGGTACCTTGAAGAGGGGCAGAGGCTATGTTACCTAACTTTGATATTTGAGGTTTTGCAAGTTCTATTGTGTGTGGTATCGTTGACATTGTTTGACTCCAAGAAGTTTGCTGGATGACTGTCCTGCTGGATTTGTCCTCACTATAGCCCGACAGCCTTTCGTCCACAAGCCCTGACCTTCGGCTCTCCGCCCTGGTGCGGTTCCCTCGGGCCTGAGCATCTTTACCCTTTTTATTGTCCCGAATTAAAGCTCTTTAATCCTCCCGAATAAGTCAATTTTTACTGGAATTTTTTTGGGGGTGGGGTAAGGTAGGAAAGAGGGTGCAGTAAGAATTTTTGGGGAGGGGCACAGTGGGTTGGACATACCGTTAACACCCCCAAAAACCTGCCCCCACCTGCCGCTTGCCCACCCCCCACCTAGGGCAGATTTAATGCGAATGATTCTCATTCAAGGTGGAATTGTTGTAAACCTGCAACATGTGACAAGATTGTCAGAGGAAATGACAAAAATGTAGCGAATCTGACAAAAATGTTACACAAAATGGTGGGGGTTTGAGCAGGTTCCCTACGTGGGGCATGTTGGCACGAGGTTTGCATGTGTGATGGCGTGGGGAGGATTGGCCTGCCCACGCACGGCGAATATGCCCAATAATCTAGGAGCCATACCATGACAAACGCAAACACCAACACCAAAAAATCCGCAATTTCAGCAGAAATTGATAGTGGGGTGCTAACCCTCACATTCGGGGCAGGAGGGTCAATTGTTATTGACCCAAAAAACCTCGAAAAACCGATCATTGAAATGGCCATCCTCCACGGCCTAAAGCAGAAATTGGTGGACGCAGCCGCCATCGCCCGCAACACCATCACGGGAGAGTCTGCCTCCCTCACCGACAAAAAAGAGGCGGTCATGGCCGTTTATGACCGCCTAATGCGTGGCGAGTGGAACGCCACGCGCTCCACGGGTGAGGGTACGGCCAAAGGTAGTCTATTGTTGTTGGCGCTCCAACGCCTACAACCCCAAAAATCGGGCGAGGAATTGGCAACATGGCTGGACGGCCTAACAAATGAGCAAAAAACCGCTCTCAGTAAAAATGCGAAAATTTTGCCGATCATCCAAACCATCCAGGCAGAGCGGGCGGCAAAAGCTGCGGAAAAATTGGGAGTGGATTCGGATGGACTATTAAACGACCTTTTGGGCGAATAATCCTACCCCAAACCCAAACCCGAACCCGAACCCGTTAGGCAACCCCTAGCGGGTTTTTTTTTCGTCCAAACCCTCCCAAACCCCAGCCGCATCCCCAACGCGGGAATATGAGGCCGGATAATCCCACCATGCGTGGCCGCGTCTTGTGTGTGAGGCGCAATGCCCCGCCAATGCCTCAAATCGCCTCATGCGTGCGCCAAAACCCCCACCCCTATACCTACCCCCCAGACCATGCCCACAATGCCTCAAATCGCCCGTTATCGCCGTTGCGCATGTTGTCCCCGTTGTCCTTGGGGTTGTCCCTCATTGTCCCCACGTTGTCGCCGGTTGTCCCCAGATTGTCCGGTAAAATCAACTTTTTGAGGTACCCCCCCCCCTACCGTTTATTATCCG